AATTAAATCACTCGGTTATGGCGTGATGAGAATTTGGGCTTCTGAATTGAAGAATAAAACTGCACAAAATCTTGTTGAAGATATAGTCCGACACTGTGAGAAATTACAGTGACAATCGAAAGCAATACCATTTCATGCTTCTGTCCGCATCTCTCTCACGAGCGGCACGCCCGTCAAGGACAAGGACGGAAACATCATCGGCATCCACGTCATCTGTACCCTCAAGAAGAACAAGGTGGCTCCACCCTTCAAGAAGTGCGAGTTCGACATCATCTTCGGCAAGGGCATCGTGGAGCATGAGTACATCTTCGACGAGGTCCGCGCTTGGTGTAAAGAAAACGGCGGTGCGATCCTCGACGACAGTAAGGTCACAATTACAGGTGAAGGCGCATGGAAAGAGCTCGTCGTCTCTTCTGAAAAGACGGGAGAAGTACTCATCACCAAGAAGTTCTACAAGGCAGACTTCGGTGAAGTGATGAAGGACGAGAAGTACAAGAAGTACGTCGATGCTGTCATTGAATCGGCACTCACAATCAATCCCAGCACTATTGAGCAGTTAATTGAAGAGGAGATAACGTCTGATGAGTGATATTGTCGTAGGCTACAAGAATCAAGTACCGCCGTTGTATGCAACACCTGGCTCTGCAGGCTGCGACTTAGTTGCTAGTGAAGAAGTCACACTTGCACCTGGTAAGTGGATGGCTGTCGGTACGAGTCTTTATCTCGAAATTCCTCGTGACTATGTTGCTCAAGTTTGTCCTCGGTCGGGACTCGCAATGAAGCACGGTATCTCCGTCCTCAACGCCCCTGGTATCATCGACTCTGACTACAGAGGCGAGGTCAAAGTACTTCTCGTCAATCACGGATCTCTCAGATATACCGTAAAAAAGGGAGATAGAATTGCTCAGCTTGTATTTATGCCCGTGGTCCAAGTACAAATGAAGTTAATCGATCAACTCACAGTGACTGACCGCGGCGAAGGCGGCTTCGGGAGCACAGGCAGATGAACACGGACCAGACTCTTCTCGCCGTATTGTCATTTGGAGTCGGTTACGCGATTGGTTCGCTCGACAACATTCGAAGATCCTTGAAGGGTTCTGATTCTGCCTCTTTCGTTTCTGAGGTGGCGAGAGAACAGAAACAAGCTAAGAAGAAAATCAGCATTGACGAAGCTAAGTACGTCACTGATATCTCAACTGATGACTTGGAATCGAAGGGTGGAAAGATCGGTGTCGTCTCTGAGACAAATGACGACATATCGTCAGCTGCTAATAAGCTTGCGCAATTAAAGAAGATGAAAGGATAGTTATAGACATGGCAAAAGGTTTAGACGTCGGTACGTCGTTCATCGTCCTCTCATCTGAGGGCGGGGATGGTACCGTTGAGTACAAGGATTTCAGAGACGCTTTCTACGTGATCAAGCCCACGACTCCGATCGCCTCCAAGATGATCGAGAAGGGCCTCGCTGGAAAAGTTTTCGTAAAAGATACAGATGGGTCCTACATCATTCTGGGCAAGGACGCCATTGAAAAAGCCGTGGAGCGCAATGACTCTGCGAAGCGTCCCATGTATCGCGGCGTCGTCTCCTCCAAGGAGAAGGACGCGAGAAGAATCCTGTCCTACATACTTAAGGAAGTCGCTGGAAAGGCCGCGAAGAAGGGCGAGAAGCTCGTCTTCTGCGTTCCTGCCCAACCAGTAGATCAGGAAGACGATGATTTTGATGTTGGCTACCATGAGGACGTCGTCAAGAAGGTCCTCGAAGAATGTGGTTATGAAGCTCGGGCGATCAACGAAGCGGAAGCGCTATGTTACTCGGAGCTCGCGAACGATGATTATACCGGTGTGGCCTTGTCTTGGGGCGCGGGTATGGTTAACGTTTGTGTCATGCTGAACGGTGAGCCCATCCTCAAGTTCTCCACCACGAAGTCGGGCGACTGGGTCGACCGCATGGCAGCCGTCGCCACCGGCGAGACCGACTCCGTCGTCCAGGCGGAGAAGGAACAAGGTGACTTCACCATCGCGAAGCCCAACGACAACCAAGTCCTTGCCGCGGTTGCCACCTACTACGATCGCCTCATCGACTACACCACGAAGCAGCTCGCTGCTGCAATGGACGGTCATAAGGCGCTTCCAAAGTTCAAGGATCCGCTACCAGTCGCCGTCGCCGGCGGCACCACAAAGGCGAAGGGGTTCGTGAAGCACTTCGAAAAGAAGTTGGTCGTGAACGGTTTTCCACTTCCTGTCAAGGAAGTTCGCCATGCCTCTGACCCACTCCACGCAGTCGCTCGCGGCTGCCTCATCGCATCTCAGATCCTCTGATGGACGCTGAAGTGTCATGGAAGGTCTCGGAAGACTTCAACGGTCTTCTCGAGGCCATTCTTACATGCAAACGGGAACTGACTAAGTGCTGCTTCGCCAAGTTCGGTTCTGCAAAGATCTCTGACTATAAGGTCTTTGCACCTCAGAAAGTCTGCGAACTTCTTCAATACGCCGAAGGAAATAAACCGCTCAAGGACAAGAAGCTTGACTCTTACTGTCACAAAGCAGTGTCCGACTTCGACCAGTTCAGACTCTTTAAGACCAAGATGTTTGGAGACGGAGTAGTTAGAGTCGAAGCGAAGTTCGAAGTCGGTGAAGGAATAGGAAAGTATTGGTACGGCGACGTCGTGCTGACTTGACAAACGTGCCTCTCATGGACTACAATTGACGCATGTCTAACGAACGACCGATCTTCGTGATCGATGGACTCAATCTTTTTTTGCGAAGTTTTAGTGCATATCCGACCATGTCTTCCCACGGGTATCAGATGGGAGGCACTGTAGGATTTCTAAAATCACTGCAACGACTTTGCCGAGAATTTCAGCCAACAAGTGTCTATGTCACGTGGGAAGGCGGAGGATCACAGAGACGTCGAAAATTATATCCCGACTATAAGGCCAATAGGAAACCTGGCAAGTTAAATCGATTTTACGGGGATGACATTCCTGACACTGAGGAGAACAAGCAGCATCAACTTGTCACTCTCCTCGCTGCTCTTAAAAATGTCCCCATCTGTCAGGTGTACGTGTCTGATTGCGAAGGTGACGACATCGTCGCATTCCTCGTCAGGGGACCATTCAGAGACAAAGACGTCGTCATCGTGTCTGCCGACAAAGACATGTACCAGCTCCTGGGACCCAAGGTGAAGATCTACTCTCTCTACAGGAAGAAGTTCATCACTGATGAAGACCTGTTCGAGGAGTTCCGAATCAGGGCGCACAACTTCGCCATAGCGAAGTGTCTCTGTGGCGACGACTCCGACAACATTCCTGGGGTTCAAGGTTTCGGCTTCAAGAGTGTCGCCAAGAAGTTTCCCATGCTCGGGAGTGACGACACGATCATTCTACAAGACGTCATCAATTTTGCTCACACACAAAAAGGCGTCCTATTCAAGCGTCTCGTCGAAGAGGCGGACGTCGTCCATAGGAATTGGCAACTCGTACACTTGGATGGTAGCATGCTTTCAGGAGACCAGATGAAGCGAGTCGAACACGTGGTAGATACATTTAAGCCAACTGTAAATAAGATGAGTCTCATCAAGCTGCTGCTCAAGGAAGGGATCAACGACTTTGACTACGAGGGATTCTATTATGATCTCTCGTGTGTCGATGGGCTGAGGTTCGCTTCGGAGAATAAATGATGCAAGATAACGAAAATAAGCTTAACGGAGTTTCCTTCGGTCAATTTGGAAAGTCCTTTCAAGAGAAGTTGTGTCAAGCTCTGCTCGTAGATCATAAGTTCGCCGAACAAATGATGGAAGTTGTTGATATCTCCTACTTCGAGGTCAACTATCTTAAGTTTTTGGCCGACAGGTACTTCGCATATTCGAAGAAATACAAGGTATTTCCTACCCTTCAATTACTCGTCACAATTATCAAAGACGACCTGAAGTCAGGAACCGATGTCATCCTCCGAGACCAAATCATCGACTACCTACAGCGGATGAAGTCCAATCCAGACCCCGGAGACCTACAGTATGTCAAGGAGAAGTCTCTAGAGTTTTGTAGGAAACAGGCCCTCAAGAAGGCGTTGGAGTCTGCAGTCGATCAGATGCAGGCCAACAAGTACGAGTCCATCGTCGAGACGATCAAGAAGGCCGTTCAGGTCGGCACGGCTCCTTCGGTAGGACACGACTTTTTTAATGAGATGGATGCTCGCTTCACGCGTCTGAAGCGTGACACCATTCCGACTCGTCTCCCAGAACTCGACAAGAAAGAGATTCTCAATGGTGGATCCGGCAAGGGTGAACTCCTCTGCGTTGTTGGCGCGAGTGGATCAGGAAAATGCTCGGTACGTGATACTTATATCCATGTCAAATACACTACCATCAAAATCAATGGTAAAATTTTCAAGCCCTGGGACAGAGTCTCCACAGCACGCGGCCTC